TGGCGGCGGTGAGGCCGAGGCGGAGGCTGCGGGCGCCGGCGGTGGCGGTGTCGGCGGCGGTTTTGGCGGCGGCGGTGAGGCCGAAGCGGAGGCGGAAGCGGAAGCTGCGGGTGCTGGTGCTGGTGCGGGTGCGGGTGCGGGCGGGGGCGGTGCGGCCGGCGGTGGCGAGGGCGGCGGTGCTGCCGGCGGCGGTGCTGGCGGCGGCTTCGGCGGCGGCGGCGAAGCGGAAGCCGAGGCGGAAGCGGAAGCTGCGGGTTTCGGTGGCCTCGGTGGGCTCGGCGGCTTCGGTGGCCTCGGTGGCATTGGTGGCATTGGTGAGGGTCTTGGCGGCGTCGGCTACGGCCAAGGTGGAGTTGGAACCGGCGGCTTCGGAACTGGTAGCTTCGGTGGTGGTCCCGGTGGCGGCGCATTCGGTGGCTTTGGCGGCCCTGGCAGCGCGGGCGCATTTGGCGGCTGGGGCAGTGGCGTGTCCGGCGATCCGGGTGCCGGGCCGGGCATGGGTTATGGCGGTGGCGTGGGAGGCCTCGGCATTGGCGACGCGGCTGGGCTCGGCTACGGCGGCGGCTGGGCGGGATCTGGCTCTGCCGGCGTCGGCGGCGGTCAAGGGCTGGGCGGCGGCCTGGGCGAAGGCGGCATTGGCGCGGCCGGCTGGGGTTCGGCCGGCTTTGGCGGCGGTCCCGGCGGCATCGGTGCGGGCGTCGGTTACGGCCAAGGCGGCATGGGCTACGGCGGCTTCGGCACCGGTAACACGGGATATGCCAGCGGCTTTGCCGGCGGGCTGGGCAATGTTGGCGGTGCCACCGGCATGAGCGGGTCGACTGCCGGCCCCGGCGATGTCGGCGGCTTCGGTGGCTTTGGCACTGGCTTTGGCACCGGCTTCGGCACTGGCGTTGGCGGCTTTGGAACGACCGGCGACTTCGGGACCGGCCTCGGTGTCGGTAGCGGCCTTGGCGTAGGTGCAGCTTCCGGCATTGGCGAGGGCGATCCCACAGGTGGACATGAGGGTTATGGCGCGGAGGAAGGCAATTTCGGCGCTCCCGACTTCGGTACTGCGGCCGAAGGTCCGGGCGACTTTAGCGGCTTAGGTTCGGCTCCAGGCGGCAGTCTCGGCTACGGGGCAACGACGGGTGCTGCTATCGGCGGCGCCCCGGCAGGTTTCGACGTTGGCGCTCTTGCTGGCGCCCCCACGGCGGCCGAGGCTGTCGCCGCTGGCCACGATGCGGCCTTTGGCATGACCGGCGATCCCACCGGCCTATCTGATGCTCTCAGCGCCGCGGCCGGCCGCGGCGGCATTGCCGGCGGCTTGGGTAATCCTGGCGGCGCCCCAGGCATGACCGGCACCGCTGGCGTCGACAGCTTCGGCTTTGGCCTCGGTGGTCCCGGAGCTCTGGGATCCACGACCGGCTGGGGCGCAGTGGGTGATCTCAGTGGCCCCCCCGGCTGGTCAACCGGCGACTTCGGCAGCCTTGGCTTCGGTCTTACCGGTGCCGGCAACTATGGCACTCCCGGCTCCTTTGACGCCCCCGGTGCCCCCGGTGCCCCCGGCGCGACCGCAGGCGCCCCCGGCGGCGCCCCCGGCATGGCCGGGACCGCTGGCGTCGGCTACGGCCAGGCTGGCGTTGGATCACAGGGCTTCGGAACCGGCAGCTTTAGCGGCCCAGGTGATGTCGGCAATGTCGGCTGGGATGCTCCCGCCACGATGGGCGCCCCGGCGTGGTCATCCGGCAACTTCGGTCAATACGGCGGCTTTGAAGCCGATCCCGGCCCCGCCGCAGTGGCGGCCGAGGCGCGAGGTGAACCGACCGGGCCAGAATTGGGCGACCCAAACGCCGGCCGCGGCCAGCAAGGCAAGGGCGGAATGACCAGTGCCGAAGTTGCGGCGCAGGTCGATGCGATGACGCAAGCGCAGCAAGCTCAAGCGATGGAGCAGGCGTCGCCATTCGATGCCGCGGCCCGTGGCGAGCAAGGCAAGGGCGCTCCCGCCGAGGCCCCGGGTCCACAAACGGAAACCTTTTCGACGCCGCAGCAGGCCATCGATGCCGCGTTCAATACGTTATCGCTGTCGCCGGACGTGCCGGGCACACTCGGCCCCACTCCCGGCTCGCCCGGGCATTTTGCCGATACCTTCGGCCCGTTCGGACCTCAAACCGCGACACCCGCACCCGCACCCGCGCCCTTTACCGATCAGCCGGTCTACACCGGCCCGCAGACCGCCCCCGCACCACCCGGCCCACAAGCGCCTGGCCCACAAGATCAGCCCAGCCGCGGCTTCGACCCGTCCAATCTCAGCGTGCAATTCGCCAACCCAGACCTCGGGCTGCTCGGCATGCTATCGCCCTCGCAAAACACCGCCTTGGGTCTTGGCGGCCAGACTAATAGGCCAGTTTTTGATCCGGCCATCGGCGCTTTCCGCGACCCGCTGACCGGGCAGATCGTAGGGATGCCGCAACAGCCAGCATTCGCGCCGCCGGTCGGCGGCGGGTAGGAGAAACCCATGCCCGACGATCCGTCAGTCTATGGCTCGTTCATGAACTTCTTCCTGCCGCAAAGCGCTCGCGTCGGCCCGGCATCGATGACGTCAACGCCGGGGCTGTTCGATATGCTCGGGGGAATGGGCCTTGGCGGTTGGGGCGGCAGTCAGCCGGGCACGCCAGCCGATCAGCAAAAGCGACAACAGCAACAACAGCAACAATTGGGGCAATTGGGCATGAAAATGCTGCAGCCGGCGCAGCTACCGATCTCAGCGCCGCCGTCACTGCCGCCCATGCCGCAGAACTCAAGCCCACCGCCATCCATGCCGCTGCCGCCGCAGTCACAGCCGGGCATGACGCCAGCCACCGGCTTCAACAGCCCGCCTAGCGGCTATCCCAACCCGCAAGGCGGTGGAGGTTATGGTCGGGCCCGGCCCATGCCGCCATATCCATTCGGTGGCTATAACCAAGGGTAATACTAGCTCGCGAAGACGGCCGTGAACGGCCTTTCGTTTTAGTAAGGTAACGTGTAATGGCGAATTACGCGCGCAAACCGAAGAAAGCATTGTTTCGCCCCGAGGACGTGCGCGCCCGCATCAAGGCCACGCAACTGGTCAACCGGCTGCAGGCCCACATCTTCGACGGGCTCCTGCTCTCGCTCAGCCAGGTGCGCGCGATCGAGATCCTGCTGCGCAAGTGCATTCCCGATCTGACCGCGGTTGCGGTCAAGGCCGACGTCACTCACAGGTTCGTCGCAATGCTTCCTGATGTGCTGGATAAAAATGAGTGGATCCGCAAATATGGCGACCCGAGGCAGCTTGAGGGAACGACCGATGAGAAGCCCGAAACCATACAGTGACCGGTTTGAAGAGTTTATTTCACCGGAACCGAATTCAGGATGTTGGTTGTTTGACGGTGGCTGGAACCAAAGAGGCGGCTACTGTCAAATATGGTCTAACGGCAAGCGAAAGATGGCTCATCGGTTTGCATACGAGAAATATCGTGGTCCGATCCCGTCGGGCATGTGTGTCTGTCATAAATGTGATGTGCCGTGCTGTGTTAATCCGGATCACCTGATTTTGGGCACAGATGCCGAGAACATGGCGGACAAAACTGTTAAAAATAGACAAGCGAAGGGCACCAAAATAGGTATTTCAAAATTGTCGCCGGAGCAAGTTTTGGCAATCAGAGCCTCGGTCCAATCGTGCCACTCACTTGGTCCCCAATATGGGGTAGATCATAGTACGATCCAGCATATTCGCCGACGGAAAACATGGAAGCACCTGCTCTAGGACCGATCGAGCGCTGCGTTTGGAGCCCAGGGTCCAATTTTGCGCAATGGCAATTCATTCAGTGTCCGATTTTCGAGGTTTTCTTTGGAGGTGCCCGCGGCGGCGGCAAAACCGACGCAGTGCTTGGCGAGTTTATCCTGCATGCCAACAAATACGGTGAGTATGCCAACGGCTTGATGATCAGACGCACCCGCACCGAATTGATCGACACAATCGAGCGTTCGCGGGCAATTTATAGTCCACTGGAATGGACCTTAAATGAAACTGAGAAGCGCTGGACTTCGCCCAACGGCGCGCATTTGCGGTTTGCCTACTTGGAAAGGGATGCTGACGCTGATCTGTATCAAGGGCACAGTTATACACGGGTCTATATAGAGGAAGCGGGGAATTTCCCTTCTTACGCCCCGATCGCAAAGTTGATGGCCACGTTGCGTTCTGGGGCCGGTGTACCTGTCGGTGTGCGTCTCACCGGAAATCCAGGCGGGCCCGGGCATCAATGGTGCCGGGCCCGTTATATTGATCCCGCGCCGCTCGGAAACAGAGTGATCAATGATCCGGCGACGGGGCTCGAGCGCATCTTCATCCCGTCCAAAGTCGAGAATAATGTTTACATAGATGCCGAAGCCTACAAGCAACGGCTGCGCGCTTCCGGTAGCGCCGAGCTGGTGCGCGCCTGGCTCGATGGCGACTGGTCCGTCACCATGGGCGCGTTCTTCGATTGCTGGGAGGCTAAGAAGCACGTCATCGAGCCGTTCGAGATCCCGAGCGACTGGCTGCGCTTCCGTTCGATGGACTGGGGCTCGGCCTCGCCGTTCTCGGTTGGCTGGTGGGCGATCGTGCAGGACGAGATCAAGGTGAATGGCCACGTTCTCCCGCGCGGGTGCATGGTGCGCTATCGCGAGTGGTACGGCATGGCGCCCGGACAGCCGAATGTCGGGCTCAAGCTGCACGCGGAACTGGTTGGTCGCGGCATTATCGAGCGCGAGAAAAACGACACCATTAACTACGGAGTTCTTGACCCATCCGCCTTCATCGAGGACGGCGGCCCCTCGATCGCCGAGCGCATGGGCACCAGCACGGAAGGCAAACTCTGGTTCAAGAAAGCCGACAATGCCCGCATGCCGCACTTCGGCCACCTCGGCGGCTGGGACCAAATGCGCGCCCGCCTGGTCGGCAACGACGACGGTCACCCCATGATCGTGACGTTCTCCACCTGCGTCGATAGCATCCGCACCATCCCGTTTCTGCAGCACGATCCCGACCGGCGCGAAGACGTGATGACCGACAGCGAGGACCACGCCGGCGACGAATGGCGCTACGCCTGCATGTCGCGGCCGTGGGTGCCGGTGAAGGAAGCACCGAAGAAAGAGAACATCAGCGGCTACCGCGTCCTGCACGAGACGGCGCAGCCGGGGGACTGGAAGGCTTACTAGATCGTGCTCGCAAGCTAATGGCGTCACGAACCCCCGTACTTAATGACGCTGACGCCGGTTCCCGATCCGTTCACGCGGGACGTATAGGCCAATCCGTCCCATAGGCCCGAGGAGGCCACCATGCCGAGCAAGAGCCCTGCTCAAGCACGTCTCATGGCCGCGGCTGCGCATACCCCCGGCGGTTATGGCGGTGTCCCGCAGAAAGTCGGCCGGGAATTCAACCAGGCCGATAAGGGCACCGGCATCATCAAGCCAAAACGCAAGCCCACGCTGCGCATCGGCAACAAAACCTATGATTTGAAATAGACGCCAGGCCGTTCACGGCCGTCTTCGCGAGATAAAATGGCCACACAAAACACTGGTTACATTAGCGGGGGCATCGCGCCCGGCCCCAGCGCTAGCGTGGAGCCGGAACAGCCTGGCGGGCTATGGGATTTGAGCAAGTGCCGACGCGCCTATACCACCTATCTCGACAGCAAGCGGTTGGAGATCGAGGAACAGCAGTCGGCGCGGCGCTATCGCCATGGCGTGCAGTGGACCGCGGATCAGGTCAAGGCGCTAAACGACCGCAAGCAGCCGGTGGTGACCTATAACCGCATCGGCCGCAAGATCGATGGGATTGTCGGCCTGGTCGAACGGCTCAAGCAGGATCCCAAAGCCTTCCCGCGCACGCCGCGGCACCAGCAGGGCGCCGACCTCGCCACCGCCGTGCTGCGCTATCTGATGGACGCCAACAGATGGGACGAGAAGGCCTCCACCATTGCGGAGGCCGCCGCCGTCGACGGCCTCGCCGGCCTCGAGCTCGATCTCATAGACGTGCCAGCAAAGCCGCAGCAACAAATGCCACCGCCGCAGATGCCACCGCCGCAGATGGGAGGAAACGTCGTGCCGTTTCCTGGGATGGGCCACAACGGCGGGCCGCCAATGGAGCCACCACCGCCCGACAAGGACGTGGTCTTCAACGTGGTCGACAACGACGGGTTTTTCTACGACCCGCGCTCGTTCAAGCACGACTTTTCCGATGCGCGCTACCTCGGCATGGGCAAATTCGTTGATCAGGAAATACTCAAGGAATTGATGCCGCAATTCGCCGACCAGCTAGAAGGCAATGACGTCGGCGCCGATCTCACCAGCAATTCCGATCGCGATCAGCGCTGGTTCCAGAACACGCGCGACTTCTATCAGGTCCGGCTGGTCGACCTCTGGTATCGGCATGAGCGCGGCTGGTGCTGGGCGCTGTTCACCGGGTCAACTATCCTGATGCAGGGCCGCTCGCCGTTCCGTAACGACAAAGGCGAGGAAATACCAAAATATCAGATGTTCTCGGCCGCGGTCGACCAAGATGGCGATCGCTACGGCTTCCCGCGCAACCTGATGTCGGCGCAGGACGAGATCAACCAGCGCCGCAGCAAAGCGCTGCACGAGCTCAACAGCCGGCGCATTCGTGCCACCAAGGCGGCAGTGGCCGATGGCAACGTCGAGGCGCTGCGGCGGGAAGCGCAGCGGGCGGACGGCATCGTTCTCACCAACACTAGCCTGGACGATATCCAATTCGATGACATGGCCAAGCAAGCCGCCATAATGGGGCAACTGGAATTCCTGAAAGAGGCGAAAGCCGAGATCGAGAATTTCGGTCCCAACCCGGCACTGGTCGGCGAGGGCGCCGGCGGCGTCGGCGGCAATTCCGGCCGCGCCATCCAGTTGCTGCAGCAGGCCGGCATCGCCGAGCTCGGCCCCTACATGATCAATTTGCGCTCGTGGAAAATCAGGGTCTATCGCGCGCTATTCAATGCGGCGCAGCAGCACTGGACCAACCAGCGCTGGATCCGGGTGACCGACAGCCAGGGCAAACCGCAGTTTGTCGAAATCAACGGCATGCAGCCCGATCCGATGACCGGCATGCCCACCGTGACCAATGCGATCGGCGAACTCGACGTCGACATCGTGCTCGATGAAGGCCCCGATAGCGTCACCGTGATGCAGGATACCTATGACACCATCAGTCAGGCGCTGCCCGCAGTGGCCAAACTGCTGTCGCCCGCGCAGGTGACGGCAGCGATGGAAGCCCTGATCGAAACCTCGCCACTACCCGAAGACGTGAAGAAGAAATTCCGTGATGCCGGCGCGCAACCGCCGCAGCCGCCGCCCGAGCAGCAGGCCAAAATGGCCGAGCTGCAGATGCAACAACAGCACGACGCGGCCAAGCTGCAGATGGAGCAGCAACACGGCCAGGCCAAGCTGGCGATCGAGGCGCAGAGCAAGTCGGCCGACTTGCAGCATAAGCAACAAGCCTCGGCCATGGACATCCAAACCACGCGCGAAAAGGCCGCCGCCGATATCCAGATCGCGCGCGAAAAGGCGCAAGCCGATATCGAGATCGAACAGTTCAAGGCCCTGCAGAAGGCGCAGCATGACCGCAATATGCTGCTCTCGGGCATGACCGGGCCGCCCCACATCCCGCCCGTGGGAGGGCAGTGATGCTGACTGCCAAACGGTTGCGGAAATTGCTGGATTACAACGCTGACACCGGCGTGTTTGTTTGGCGTGTTTCGAATAGTCCGCGAGCAGTCGCGGGTTCGATTGCAGGCACCAGACGCCCAGAAGGCTATCTAACGATTTGCATCGATGGCAAGGATTATAGGGCGCACCGTCTTGCGTGGTTGCATCACTTTGGCGAATGGCCGCCAAGTCTCGATCACAAGAACGGCGACAATAGTCACAACTTGATCGAAAACTTGCGACCAGCAACTAAATCGCAGAATGCGGCCAACAGGGGAAAGACCTGTAACAACACCAGCGGGTTTAAGGGCGTGTGGTGGCGTCGTCGCTATCGGAAATGGCAAGCGACGATTGGCGTCAATGGTAAACGCTTTTATTTGGGAATGTTCGACACTCCAGAAGCGGCTCATGCCGCTTATGCAGCCGCAGCACAGCGCCTTCATGGCGAGTTTGCTCGCGTAGCCTGATCTCTCGTAGCTAGCGACGATATAGCTAGGCGCCCGAGCCGCGCGTTCGGCTCGCTATTCGCATCGCTCAAGCGATATTGAGCGTCTCGTGAGCCAAACGATATTGGCAAAAAGGTGGACTATGGCAGATCCTGAAAATGTTGCTGATAACAGTGGTGACGT